TATCAACTCTAAAGGGTATCTGACAGTACAAGAAGAAATTAATAAGAGTGCTACAGAAGTCTCTCGACAATATCGCTCTCAGATTGAATCACTAGAAGACCAGCGACGGACTTTACTTTTAAATGCTGAGGCTCAACAAAAATACAGCGACGCGATAAAAGAAATCTTAGGAGAATTTCAAAGAAAAGGTATAGCTCTCCCCCCTGAATTTCTCAAGAAAATGACAGATAGTATTGATGCTTTAGCTAAAAACGCTGAATTAGCTAAAGAACAGGTAACAATTCTTGATCAAGCAATTGAACAATTAGGCAGAAATCAGGGAGTAGCTACCTTAGAAGCATCATTTAGAAAAACCAGAGATACAGTCAGGAGTATTCGTGATCGGTTAAATGATTTAACTATCCAAAGAATGCAACTAGAATTTCAGTCTGGTTTTGGATTATTTGATAATTCTGCTATCCTTGCCGAACGTATTAGCCTACAAAAAGAAAAAGAGGAACTAGAGGATTATTTAGAACCGTACAAAGACTTGCCACAGTACGCTGAATATGTGGCTAATATTCGCTCGGAATGGGAAAAACTTACAGAATTAAGATTAGAACGAGCGGAGTTAGACGCTTCCCCAAATCGTGGCGCAGCTGAAAGCTTTTTCTCTGACATTAGAGAAGGAAAAGGAATAGGATCAGCTTTTAGTAGTCTTGGATTAAATATTATGACAAAATTTGTTGAGGGTATTACCAAGCCTGCTATTGATGCCCTAACTTCTGCTATCGATGGATTTACAAAGCCAATTACTCAAGCTTTTGAGTCGCTATTTAATGCAATCATCGGGCCAGTAGGCAATTTCTTCACTAACGCCCTAAACAGTATCTTTAAACCAGCAGGTAACATCTTTTCTTCTATTTTTGGTGGCGGTGGCGGAGGTGGCTTATTTAACGGGCTACTTAGTGGAATAACAGGGATTTTTAGTGGGGGACTAGGCGGACTTGGTTCGATTGGGTCACTTGGTAGTATAGGAGCCTCTAGCTTTGCTTCTGCTCCGGCTTCTGCCTTTTCTCTAGGTACAGGATTCAGCCTATTTAGTGATGGTGGGAAAGTTGGAGATGCCAATGTTCCGATAGAGAAAAATATCATTTCAGCTTTTCAGCGCGAACGAGCAATGTCGGGAGGCCGAAAACCTCGCTTGATCGTAGCTAATGAAGACGAATTGGTTCTTAACCCTAAAGAAACAGAAGCATATCTAGACTACAGAAATAATGCTCCTATTAAGAACTATGCTAATGGGGGATTTGTCGGGGGTAAGCCTAATTACTCCACAACTTCAAATAACAATAGCTCTAATCAGTCTTTGGTAATTAATAACACCAATAATGTGACTGTAGAATCACGGAATGATATGGGTTATAGTTTGAATCAATTGAAAGAACGGGAAAATACACAAAATGAACGAACTAAAAAACGATTCTTTGGGTAATCAAATTGTTACCGAAGCTCTTGAATGGCTCGGTACTCCTTGGTTTCATGGTCAATCGCTTAAAGGGATTGGAACCGATTGTGTAGGATTTATTGCTGGCGTAGGGATTGAAGTCGGATTCTTGCCCCATGATTTCATTATTGAAAACTACGAACGGATTCCCCGGAATAACTTCTTAGTCAAATTCCTTGATCGGTTACTAGATAGAGTTGAAGGTGATTTGTGTAAAGGAGATATTTTGATGTTTTATAAGTCAGGAGTAAATGGTCATGTGGGGATTTATCTGGGAGATGGTGAGTACGTCCATGCTGATTCAATAAATGGCGTGATGAAGACCTATATTCATGAATACCCGCCTGTACTAATTTATCGAGTACCTACTTTAGGAGTGGTAAAATAATGGAAAATTACCATAAACCCAATGAGAAAGATTATTTTAAGCTTATTGTTTTTAGGAATGATGCCTACCGAGGCACTATCCCTCGACAACCAGACTCAAGAGATACTTGAGGAAAGAACTTGTCAGTATCTCAAGTCTGGACTGACACTGGGAGAAACTATGGGAGCGATTAGATATGCCGTTGAACAGAACAGTAGTTCGAGGTCACAGTACGAACCAATTAATATTTGGCGTGATTATTTTATCAACGAAAGAACAAGGAAAATCTTTGTCAACGCTAAAAAAAGATGTCCAGAGTTTTTTCTGCGTAACTGAGAGGTAATGCCGTGGGAAGTTAGATTGTATTTCGATTGTTAATAGGGTTATTAACAATCGAAACCGTTACCCTGTAAAGGTTCTAGACTTTGTTGATGCTGTTAATACTGTATAGAGGAAAAAAGAAAATAGGGTAAAAAGGAAAGACAGTCTCAGCAATAAGAGCGTAAAAAAATAATATCGGGGGATAGCGTTAACAGTATTAACAAAGTCTAGAAGCTATATATATCAAGGGTTCTATTGTTAATAACAATATCTACAATCTAACTACAAACTAACAATGACTGCCAGCATAGGACACTAAAAAAGAAAGAGGATTATTTTAATCCTCTTTCCCTGATTATTTCTTCCTACTGACTAGAATCGTCAAGCAACTATGTGAAATGGTACAATTGTAGCAATGCCCCCGGTACTAACGGGGGACTAACCACATTACCTGAACAAGAGGCCAATATGGCTATTGAAATAGTATCACAGAATGATTGTCTTGTCGTTGATTCTCGTTTGATTGCTGATGAGTTGGGGATTGAACACCGCGCCTTGCGTCAAACCATAGAAAAATACATTGACGAGATTCAAGAGTTTGGAGTTGTCGCATTTCAAATGTCGAAACCCCTAGAAGGCTCTAGCGGCGGTCGTCCTGAGCGTTACTGCTACCTGAATGAAGAGCAAGCAACTTTTTTGATGACACTGTCTCGAAATACTTCGCAGGTCATTGCTTGTAAGCGCAACTTAGTCAAGGCATTTAGTCAAGCAAAGCAACTTATCAAAGAAGTAATCCCCGCTCAAAGTGGACGTATTCGAGAATTAGAACTTGAGTTAGAACTGACAAAAGCCAAAACCTATTATATGGATCGGCGTGACGCAATTCGATTAATACATGGTGCTGAGGTTTTAGCCTTGTTAGATGGCCGTCCAGATATTGTGATCGAGAAGGTTGAAAAAGTCACCGAGACAATTATCTGTAAAAACGGACGAAACGTGAGTTTTGAGGGTCGTTCTACTGCTGAGTTAGGGAAAGAACTAGGATTCAAGTCTGGAAGAGAGTTAGAGCGTTGGTTAGAGAAGAATGGACACTCTCATTTAGTGTGTCAGGGGTTGCGAGTTAATCAAGCATCCTATGTCCCCACCGAAAACCTCAAGGAAGTTAAGCAGCTTTTTTCTAAGGCTAGAAACCGTCAACTGTTAATTGGGGAATAAAGTTAAAAGTGCCAGTTCACAGACCGGCACTTTTAATGTTAGCTATTCTGACAACACTCTTGAGTATCAGTCATCGGGTAAACTTCTAATCAATTCCCGGACTACATCGGTTATTGACCGCTTCCGGGTTTTACAGTAGTTTTTTAGCTTTTTCTCTTCTGATTCTGATGTACGGACGTTAAGAGGATAATAATTTTTATCTGACATTTCTAGTAGGCTTATGGTAGATTTAAGTAAGTCAAATATAGTTTAGCACCTTTTTCTACTATAAGTTATGTTTAATTCCCGATCTAATTATGTTAAATTTACCGCTTGGACTAACTTAGATAGTTGCAATATATCGCAAGAAAGATTACTTACAAAAGAAATTTTGATCGCAATTACTTCTGAATTAGCCAAAAAATCTGGTAAATTTGACGACACTAGCTATTGTTCTGTTTTAGTTGCCCCAGAGATTTTTGGAAAATTTATCATTACTGAAACAGGATTAAATTATACGGTTCAGACCCTTGACGCGCCAAGACTATTATACTGCTGGGAAGCTTTAGGTTTTCCTTTTCATATTGATACTACTGCCTTTAACTTTTATAAGGGTTGGGCTATAGGTTCTGATGCAGGGACTGGTATCCCAAAAAATCTTTAGACTTCTTACTTGACATTTCTAGCAGGGTTATGGTAGATTTAAATAAGAATAAAAGAAGGTCGATCCATAAAAGCCATGCTAGTCAAAAAAACTATTGCGGACATAAAACTTAACCTTAATGCCACTCAGCGAGCCTATATTGATCGCTGGATGGACGAGCTTAAAGCTGTCTGGAATTTTGGACTAGAGCTACTGATGGAATATCAGCTTAATAAGTATTACGACGAGCTTGAGAAAATAACAGGAAAACCAGTTAAACGGGTTAAACGTCGTTTAGCTAAAAAACCTCAATTTATTGACTCCCTGAAAAACGAAAAAGGTAAATCCCTTCCTAATCCCCTTTACACCCCTAAATATTTAACTGGCAAGCAAAAAGTTAAAATACAGATAGCTAGAGAAAAAAGACAAAAAGCAGGTCACTCTTATCCTGTTCATATTCCTATTCAACGGCGGTTAAAATCTGATAATTATTTTGGGTTATGTGGCTGTATTACAAAAGAAAAATGTCCAGAGCTATGCAAGGACATCCCTATGGCTTTTGTCCAAGGGGTTTTAAAAAAGCTTGCTGATTCCTGGAAAGCTTACACCAAACTCGATAAAAAGAATTTAGACAGGAAACTTCCTAGATTTAAAAGAAAAGAAGATAAAATTAAATCTCTTTATTCTGAGATCAGCAATTGCGCTGTTAGAAAAGGGGATAAAATATCTATAGGTAGCTGTAGTAAAACATTAGGCGATTTAAAGATTATCAACAATATTTTAGACATTCGATGGGGTGACAGAAAAGCCTCTACCGTATCAATTATCAAATACCCATCGGGATATTATCTAAGTCTATTTGGTGAATTTGAAGTAGATGATCTACCTGATTCCGATAAAGCAATCGGTATTGACGTAGGACTAGAATATATAATTAGTACCAGCGACGGACAACAAATTGACCCGCCCAAATACTATAGAAAACAGCAAAAAAGACTAGCAAGACTGCAAAGAAAAACCGCTAGACAGTATAAAGCAGGGGAAAATAAAGACGGCAAAAATCTCGCTAAAACTCGTGCTAAAGTTGCTAAAACTCACGAAAAAATAGCAAGACAACGCAAAGGATTTAATCATGCCCTAAGTACCGATATTGTCAAAAATCATGGCGCTGTAGCCGTAGAAGACCTCAACTTAAAGAATTTAATGCGACGACCTAAACCGAAAAAAAGAGAAGACGGTAAAGGCTACGAACGCAATAACGCGAAAGCCAAAGGGGGATTAAATAAATCCTTTGCTGATGCTAGTTTAGGGCAATTAACCGGTTTTCTTGAAACGAAAATGAAAACTCCCAACCGAGAGTTTATCAAAGTTCAACCAGCTTACACCAGTCAGGATTGTCCTCGCTGTGGCAATCGTGTTAAAAAAAGTTTATCAACCCGCACCCATAAATGTTTAGAGTGTGGATGTACTTTACCCAGAGATGTGGCCGCCGCAATCAACATCTTAGGGAAAGCAGACTTCGTAAGAAGCTACCCGGCTTGTACCGGGGAAGTTAAGCCTCTGAAGGATTTCGATAAGGAATCAGCGCAGGAGGAATTACTTGACAAGTCCAGCCGATTGTTACTCGGCGAAGAAACCCTCGAAACCTTACTGGTTTTGACCTCCGAGCCAGTGACACCCAAGAAAAAAACAAGGAAAAGGTCGATCCACTCGCAACCCGCGCAAACAGTCAACGCAGGCTATACGCAGCTTACACTCTGGGAGACTGGGTAACAATCGGCTTGACTTGTTAAGTAGATTGCAAGCCAGAACCGCTAAAGTGTCTGGATCGGTGGGTTTTGTAACAATCGGCTTGACTTGTTAAGTAGATTGCAAGTAAAAATCTGATAATACTGTTCTTTTGTTGTCATCTTTGTAACAATCGGCTTGACTTGTTAAGTAGATTGCAAGTAGAACCGCTAGAGTGTCGCTGTCGGTGGGTTTTTTGGTAACAATCGGCTTGACTTGTTAAGTAGATTGCAAGGGAACCGTCCACAATCCCCACAATCTAATCGGTAACGTAACAATCGGCTTGACTTGTTAAGTAGATTGCAAGAAGTCTTTAGTCGCTTTTTCGTATAATTGCGGTCATTCCGTAACAATCGGCTTGACTTGTTAAGTAGATTGCAAGAGCTTCTTAATGGCAATCAATAGAGGCTTTAAGGATAGTAACAATCGGCTTGACTTGTTAAGTAGATTGCAAGGAAACAAATACAAGACAAGGCAAGGCAAACTAAGGCAAGAAAACAAAACAAAACTTTAAAACCATGCTACAAATTATCTCAGGATATAAATTAGAGGGATTATCGATTGCATCCATCGGGATGTGTCAATCTCTAGAAGCAATCGATGCTCTAGTATCTGACTTCGTAAATAGAAGCGACTACCCAGTAATCTCTAATGTTTTGGATTTTTTCAGTTACTGGCAATTAGAGGAAACAAAACTATGCCAACTTCTAAAACACTGGCGACTTAGCAATACATTAATTAGATTAGTATTTTGGGTAATTGAAAAAGACCTGCTTAGTGGACTATTTCTTTTTTACCAATTACTAAAAGGATACAGCAAAGAAGCTAGAATACACACAACTTCAATAGAACTCGTTGATTTTCTGCTAGAATACTGGCCAAGCAATCAGATTACTGTGATTAAAAAATCAAAAGTATTTAATAAAGACTTTGCTCAAAGAATCAGAAATCGAGGGCTAGATATATTAAGATAAACCTACACATAAAAGAAGGCACTATGATCATGGAAAAATACACTTTGACTAAAATAGAACAAGATGGGAGTGCCAAAACTTTCATCTATGAACCAACTAACACAGAACCCACTAAAAAAGAACTTAAGGATAAATTAGTAAAAATCTTAATAAAAATCAAAACACTGACACCGGAAAAAGTAAATTTAATTTATTTTCTTATCAAAACTATAGACAAATAACTTTAATTGTAGTAAAGTAACATAGAACACCTAAAAAGATTAAACTAATAAGACATGAAAAAGACTAAACAAATAAACTATTACCTTTTGATTGCTATCATGAGTTTTAATACTTGTATAATTTTCGGTATTAGATTCATTCATTTACATTTAACAGAAACAGAATTGCTTTTTAAATTTTGGTATGTTTGGCTTTTTTGTGTAACTAGCATAGTAATAACTTTAAAATCTATTAAAGGTCAAAAATGAAAATAAAACCGATAACCTTAATCTTGAATTTGTTTTTAATTTCTGTATGGGGATTTATGTTAATCACCAAAGGGTTGTTTTACACTTTGTCTTTTGGTTTTTATATTTATGTTTGTAACAAACTTTATAAACCTATCGACAGCTATTTACCTATTATTTGGACTACCCTTAGAGAGGATGTTCCTTTTGGATGGTATAACTTTTTTGAGAATTTTCGTCTTTGGCGAAAATTAATAGCTGAAAAAAATATAAAATTGATAAATTTTTGGAAAGATTCCTTTTGGTGTAATCTTAATTTTTACAGAGAATAAATCTAATATAGTTAAT